TCGCGCTGCTCGCGCTGCTCGTACTGCTCGCGCTGCTCGCGCTGCTCGTACTGCTCGCGCTGCTCGTACTGCTCGGACTGCTCGGACTGCTCGGACTGCTCGCGCTGCTCGCGCTGCTCGGACTGCTCGGCAACGAAGGCCGGCGAAACGGGGCCCGCGGTCCCGGAGATTCCGGTTATACCCGACATCCACAAGCGCATCTACGAGCGCGTGTCGCAGCCGGGCGCGCTCGATATGGGCAGCTGGCACTCCTGCGAGACGACGCATTGTCGTGCGGGATGGGTCGTGCATGAGGCAGGCGAAGCGGGCTACGCGCTTGAAAAGTTCCATAACACGGCGCTCGCCGCACAACTGATCTATCGGGCGAGCGGCTACGAGATCAACCCCTCGCGCTTCTACGATCCGGCCGACGTGGCGATGGCCGACATGAAGCGCTTGGCCGAAGGCGAATGACATGACCCCCGACCTCGAAGCCCACGGCCCCTATGTCCTCGCCCGCCGAGGCGACACGACGCAGCAGGTAGCGGATTGCTCGGTGTCGGTGCATGGCGCCGACTACGCCCGCCAGTTCGCCGCAACCGGCGACATGCTCACCACGCTCGAAACGATCCTCGCCGGCGGCCGGCTGACGAGCGCCGAGCAGGCGATGTGCGCGGCTGCGATCGCGAAGGCGACGGGCCGCGACGTGGCGGACGTGGTTAGGGGGAGCGCGTCATGAAGTCCATCGGCGACATCGTCGCGTACTGCGCTGCACTCGCTGGCGTCGTGTGGTTCGTTTTCTTCTTCGTCGACAACATTGCGAGGGCTTGGGCATGAGAACGCTCGCACAACTGACCAAGCGGCGCGCAGCCTTCGAGGAATTCCTCATCGCCCGCGGCGCGCAGATTTTGCAGCCCACTAACGAGTGGGAGGTCTTGCGCTTCAAGACCAAGAAGGGCCTCTCGATCGTCTATCGCAACAAGCGAGACGGGCTCACGCCTACCGGCGAAGCTGATCGAGCATGGTTTGCATTTGAGCGCGGTCAGCCCTGGAATGGTGCGACTCCCACCGAGCGCAAGAAGCGGCGCGCGCCTGACGTTGCGGCGCTTATACGACGCGATGGCATGTCCTGCTTCTTTTGTCTCGCCACTATGACCGCAGAGGATTGCACCGTCGAGCACCTTGTTCCCCGTTCTCACGGTGGCCCGAATCACTTGAGCAATTACGTGCTCGCACACCGCAAGTGCAACGAGGTCGCCGGCTCAAAGAGCGCGATGGAAAAGATTCGCATCCGCGAGGCGCATCGCCCATGAGCACCCTTCTGCGCCGCTTCTGCACGCGCATCGACGATTTCCACGAGCGCCGGCCGGTCATCGCGATCCTGATCGCCATCGCCGTAGCCATCGCGTGCGAGATCGCAATCGGTTCTATCAGCGGCGAAGTCATGCCGCCCGTCATCACCCATATCGGAGGGTTTTCAGCATGAGTACGACCGAACTAACCGTCGTTGAGCGCGCAGCCGTCGCGCTTGGTACGACCGAGCGCGAGAAGGAATTGCGCGAGCTCGTCGCCCGCTCGACCGACATCGTCGAGATCAAGAACACCGCCGGGCGCGACCAATGCCACGGCGCCGCGATGGCGCTGCGCACGGCTCGCACGAGCATCCGCAAGGTCGGCAAGGATGCGCGTGACGACGCGACGAAGTTCTCGAAGGCCGTCATCGCCGAGGAAGATCGGCTCGTCGGAATGATCGAGCCGGAAGAAACGCGCCTGATCGCGCTGCGTGACGCCTGGGACGAAGCCCGCGAGGCCGAGAAGCGCGCGAAGGCCGAGGCCGAGGCGCGGCGCGTGGCCGCGATTCGCGAGCGCATCGCCGATATCAGCGCGCAAGTGACCGCTGTCGCCGGCAAAAGCGCGGACCATATCGAAAGCGTCATCCGCATCGTCGTCGCGCTGTCGATCGACGTCGAGAACTTCTCGGAGCTGGCCGGTGAAGCCGAGATGGTGCGCGGAGAAACGCTAACCAAGCTGCGCGAGTTGCTCGCGGCGGCCGTCGCGCAGGAAGCCGAGGCTAAGCGCCTCGCCGAGGAAAAAGAGCGCCTCGATCGCGAGCGCGCTGCGTTCGAGGAAGAGCAACGCCAGGCGGCTGCGGCGCGAGCCGAGCAGGAACGCAAGGACGCCGAGGCGCGGGCCGCACGCGAAGCCGAGGAACGCGTGCAACGCGAGAAGGAAGAAGCCGAACGCCGTGAGCAGCAAGCGCGCGAAGACGCCGAGCGCCGCGCCCGCATCGCAGCCGAAGAAGCACGGCTCGCCGAAGAGCGAGCGGAAATGCAGCGTCGTCAGGCAGAACTCGACAAGATTGAGGCCGCGCGCCGCGAGCAAGAGGCAAAGGCGCTGCGCGAAATGGCCGAGGCTGCGGAGCGCGCGGAACGCGATCGCATCGAGCGCGAACGTGCGGAGAACCGTGCGGCAAGACTCGCACCGGAACCGACTGGCGGCGATTGGTCTATCGGTAAGACCGGCGGCTGCGTCGTCACCACGCACCCCATCCCCGGTGTCGTGGGTGGCGGTCATGACGATACCGAGTATTACGGCGGCCATCTTATTTGCGAGAGCGTCATGCGTCCGGCCGACGCGCACATTATCGCGGCCTCGCGCGACATGTATGAAACGCTGCAGGCCGTGAGCGACTGGCTCTTCGATTCGAACGCCAATCACGAGCTGCGCGTGCGCGTCGACGCCGTGCTAGCCAAAGCCCTCTATCAACCCGAACCCCAAGCCGTAGCAGCCTAATCCACCACCACGGGCGGCCGAGTCTCGCCCACCGGAGAAAACAGCATGTCAGAAAACGCAATCACTACCGCCAGCAGTTTCGACCTCTCGCCGCGCTCGCTGGAGGAGGCGCTGAAGGTCGCTGACTACCTCGCCGAGAGCGAGCTGGTGCCCAAGGATTTCCGCGGCAAGCCGGGCAATGTGCTCGTCGCGATCCAGTGGGGCATCGAACTCGGCCTCAAGCCGATGCAGGCAATGCAAAACATCGCTGTCATCAACGGGCGCCCGGCGCTCTGGGGCGACGCACTGCTCGCGCTGGTGCTCGCCTCGCCGGCCTGCGAGTACATTGAAGAGTGGGAGGAAGGCGGCACGGCATATATCAAGGTTAAGCGCCGCGGAAAGCCCGAGGACATCCAGCACTTCGGCGATGCCGAAGCACAGAAAGCTGGTCTTATCGGAAAGCAAGGCCCGTGGTCGCAGTATCCGCAGCGCATGAAGAAAATGCGCGCGCGCGCCTTCGCGCTGCGCGACAACTTCGCGGACATTCTGAAGGGCATCCCGTTCGCCGAGGAGGTGGCGGATATGGAGCCGATCGAGCGCGATATCACACCGCGAGCCACGCCCGCGCAGATCGCGCACAGCGCAGCCGAGAGCGCGCGGCCGGCGCGAACCGAAAAGCACGAGCAGATCATCAAGGCCCTCACGAAAGCCGCGACGGAGTTCGGCTTCGAAGCGTTCAAAGAGGAATGGTCGAAGCTGCCGAAGGAAGACCGCGCAGCGATCGGCAAGAACGAACGCGATCGAATCGCGGCGCTGGGCGCTCCGGCCACGCCGGTGGCAGCTAGCAACGAAGGCCCGGCTCCCGCCGGAGATTCGCCACGCGAGCCCGGAGCCGACGATGAGTAACGTCGTCGAGCAGCGCACCGACGAGTGGCGCCGTCGGCGCGCCGGCAAGCTCACTGCGAGTCGCTTCGACGACGCTATCTCGTTCACCGGAGGAGAGCCCGGCGATGTGTACAAGAGTGGCCCCAAGAAGGGCTTGCCGAAGCCGCGGCAGTCCACGGCCGCGCGCGAGAGGTACATGCGCGAGATCGTCTTTGAACGGCTCACCGAGACACCGACGCACGAGGTAGGCGGCCGGGCCACGCAATGGGGAACGGAAGTCGAGCCGTACGGCCGCGAGGCTGTCGAACTCGAAACGGGTTTGTTCGTCATGCCGGCCGAGTTCGTCACGCATCCGCTCTATCCGTTCATCGGGGCATCGCCTGACGGGTTGATCGGTGCCGACGCCGGCTACGAGTCCAAATGCCCGATGGACGAAGCCGTCCATATCAACACGCTTCTCAACGGCATGCCCGAGGACCACGTCGCGCAGGTACAGGGCGGGATGCTCGTGACTGGCCGCAAGCGGTGGCTATTCGTGTCCTACGACCCGCGCATGGCCGAGCCGTATCGCCTTTTCATGCAATGGATCGCGCGCGACGACGAATACATCAATGGCGTGCTGTTGCCCGGGCTGCTGCAGTTCGAAGCCGAGGTGCAGCACATGATTAAACGATTGAAAGAGCGTGCCGCATGACCATCGATTGCCCCATCCGCCAAGCGCTCGCGCGCATCGCGCCGCACCTCGAAAAGCTCGACCCGATCGACCGCGAATCGTTGCGGCCCGCGGTGCGCGCCGTCGAAAACGACGTTGAGGTTATCCACGTCCCCGAGCGGCTCGTCGCGCGCATCCGCGACATCGACGCGCGTCTACCGAAGTAACTGTCCCGCCCCTGCCTAGGAGAAACCGCATGTACGTCCAGATCGAAAAAGCGATGGCGAAAATCACTTCGGTGACGCCCATCATGGAGAAACACGGCAAGAAAAAGAAGCGGCCCGCGCACTCGATCATCTTCGAGTTTGCTATGTCGAATACCGTCCTCGAGCGGATGGCAGAGGGCCTGCGCGAGGCGTTCTATTGCAAGCCGAAGAAGGCGAGCGTAGATCCCAAGAGCGGGCAAACGCAGATCGACACGTCGAGCGTCAGCGACGGCATCTCGCAACTGCGGTTCCCGTGGTGGCAGCAATGGATCGACGTGCCGGGCGAGCTCACTGGCTGGGTGCTTACGCTTCACACGGGCAACACCGAGCGGTCGCACATTGTGCTTGACGAAGCGAAGGTCAGTTCGTTCCAAGTGCTGCCCAAGGATCTCGCGATCACGCTCGTCAAATGCAAGGCGATCGTGCATCCGACCGCGCACGAGAAAGGCAAGATCGACGAGCTGCTGCAAACGGACGTTCCGGTTTCGATCCAGCCGCCGGACTCGGGCGAGCAGCCGAACCTGCCGGGGATAGCGCAGCAACAGGACGACGAGGCCAATGGCGACGGCGATGAGGACGGCGATAGCGATGGCGACGATGGCCAGGAAAACGCGGATGCCGGCGGCACGGATCCGCTCGGCGAGCCGCCGAAACAAGACCCTTTCGCCGGCACCGAGCTCGCGCGCGGCGCCGTAAAGAGCGACGCCGTCGTCACGACGAAGAAGTCGCGTGGGTTGCCGCCCGAGGCCGCATGGCCCTTCCCTAATGCGCAACCTGGTTCGCCTGGCGACGAATACAACAAGCGCCTCGCGGAAGCCCAGGGCAACCCAGACGGCGAGCCCATCGACGGCGAGAAAGCCCAAGCGTAACCCTTCTCGCTGCGCGCCATTGGCCCTCGGATTAGGCGCGCGGATTTTGATGGCCGGTCAACACGACGGCCAGCTTTTTGGAGATTCTCATGGCGACTGCAGCCAACATGTTTCCGAGCGCCGATCCGGGCGCGCCCGACCTAGATGATGAGCAGCCGAGCCCGCAGAAAAACACGGGCGGATTTCCGTCGGCACCGCCAGCCTCGGCATTCGGCAAGGTCAGCATCGCGAGTGAGCTGCGCGAGGTCGGAGAGGAAGTTGGCGCGACGGGAACGAAGGCCGAGCGCGTGATCGCATTCCTCCATCAGAACGGCCCGTCGGATGCGGCCGCAATCGCCTCGCTCCTGGGCATCAAACGCGACCACGTCAGCGCATATCTGAAGGCTGCATTGAAGGACGGCCGGATCGCGCGCGACGGCGCCATATTCAAGCTCGGAGACGGCAAGCACCAGGCGCAGGCCGGCGAGCCGGCAAATAAGCCGATCGAGCAGCCGAAACGCGCGCCGCAGCCGCCGAAGATCGCAGGAGCAGACGCCACGGTTTCCGCGTCGCTGTGCGTCGGATCTCTGCAGATCGTTCAATGGGTAGCAGGCAACCTGACCGTTCGGGCAAACGACAACGTCGTCGATTTGAGCGACGCGCAGGTGCTCGCGCTGCATGCGTTTCTTGAATTGGCGCGATAGCGATGCCCTGCACGATCTTTCGCACAGCCGACGGCCTTACCGGAATCGTCTGCACGAGCCGACGCAAGCCGCGGTGCTCGGTGGCCGGCTGCAATGCGCCGAGCGGATTCCAGTGCGATCACCGCGGCCCGAGCGGCAAGACGTGCGACCGGCATCTGTGCGCCGCGCACGCCCACCGAATCGGCGACGACGTTCACTTCTGCCCGACGCATCTAGCCGAAACCGGCGGCGAGCGGCAACGCGGATTATTTGATTGAGGACGACATGGACAACAGAGAAGAATTCGAAACGCTGATGCAAATCGCTGGCGTCGATAAGAGCGATCCGACTTGGGCGGCAAGCGTAATCGTATGGGATGAAGCAACGAAAGTCGCCCTCTCGCGCTCGCAGGCCGCTCCGCGCATCACCTGGACCGACCACGACCGCTTCCTCTTCGAAGCCGCGTGCGAGTGCATGTCGCCGGATCAAGTGACGGTGTTTGAACAGGCGATCGCCGATGACGACCTGCGCCGTCGGTTCGCCAATTGCGTGAGGAAGCGGTTCTCGCAGGACGTTGCGCGGGTGGCGGAGCCAGTGACCTACGACGGCGTCGTTTCGATCTGCGACGCGCACGGCATAAACTTGCCGCCCTTCTGCATCGAAATGGTTGTCGAGATCATTGGGCACGCTTGCGACCCACAGCCGCCGCAAGCCGGGGCGAAGCGAGGCGATTGGCAGCAGAAAGCGCTCGATTATGGATTCCAATACTGGCGCGCATCGGACTCACACGGCGTCGAAGGAACAAAGGCGCAAGCCGTCGAACTGCTTCAAGACTTGCTCGGGGTAGAGGTCGAGATCAAGGATAATGGTTGCCAAACGTGCGACGGCAGCGGTCAAATCGGAGGCCCGTCCTATTACGCGCCCGATGAAGGCGGCG